GCGGTGCTTTCTTTGTTTGGGCTGATTAAACTGGGTCTGGGCGGGTATGTGATTGGTCGCAGTGCAGAAAAGATAACGAAAGAAGTAAGTGGGTCTGGCTTGCTTGGAAAAATTATAAGCAAGTAAAAGGAAAGTTTTTTATGAATGATCAGATTTCCTCGATACCGAGTCGAACCAATGACCTTGAGAAAGACATGCACACGGCAAAGCACAGGCTCGAGCGATTGGAAGAGCTGCCGCCCAAGGTGTCGGAGCTTGAAAGAGCACTTAGCGTTATGGACGTTAACCTCAAATATATTAAGCAGACTTCAACAGAAACAAAGACTGTCTTGGATGAGCTGAACAACAGCCATAAGACTCTAAGCGGAGAACTGAAAGGCTTGTCCCGCGCCCTTCGGCTGGTCGCGGGGCTTATTGCTATCGGCGGGACTGGGGTCTCGATTGTGCTTTGGTTTCAGTGAGTTCCGGTCCCGTCCAGGCCGTTTGAGATCAGAGTGGTTTTCGGGGCCGTAACGCCCTAACCCAAAAAACAAGACAAGCCGCCCGGTCAATAGCGATCAGGCGGCTTGTTTTGTAAAAAAGCCCGGTGAGCGGCAAATGCACATGACCCATACCCTTACCGCACCAGAGATCGTCCAATTTTCGGCCTCTCAGCGTGTCGGTTTGTAGATGCGCAGATGGCGGGCTTTCACAGGCAGCATGGAAGATGCCGTTTGCCGAGCTATTCTTTTTTGTGCGATGCCCCCAAAATACCGTATCCGGCAATGTCTTTGTACGGATCTTCACCCATGGCATTGGTATCTGTGGCAATGCGAAATAACTTATCAACAATTCGGACAATGCACAGCATGTCAGTGTATTGCCCGGGTTGAACACCTGCCGGAAATAGTATTTTTAAAATATCCCCGGCTTTGTTGAAAGAATTTCCATACGCCGCGTTTTTTCTATTTACCAACTCACCGATCTCTCTGCCGATCTCCTCAAAATCAATTGGATTTTCGGACATCACACGCCTCCTTTTTATAGTTTTTTTGTATTTTACTCAGGCGGAGCGAGGCCGACCCCAGCGGGTACGCTCGCCGTTGAGTACCTGCTCAATCGCGTCATCACACCCCCACCCCACAATGACCCGATCCCCGGCGGCTATGCGGCGGCGCAAAAACTGCCGCTGGTCCGTAGACAGACTGCCTCGGTCGGAGCGCTTCATCTCAATCCATAGGTGCCGATCTGGGGCGTACATGTCTGCCACGCCTGACATGACGCCTTCGAGCCTCAGCCTTGCCCCCTGGCTCTTGCTTCGGCCGCCCCCGTTCGGAATGGCAAACAGGTCGTCGGCTTGCGTTTTTCGCCACCATGAGACAAATTCAGCTTGCTCGGCATGCTCGGAATTAGAAAGGTATCGTGTCTTGGTACTGTTCACAGTCGTTCTCCTGTTCGATAAACTCCGGCGGCGGGTTCTCCCCGAAGGCCTCGCAATATCCGGAGTCTGATAATTTTTCACAGGTTGCGCAACACTTAAGCCATGTTGGCGCACCCGGCCCTTGTCGGTTCTTGGCTTCCAAAATGTGCTTTTTTGATATTATCATATTTTCCTTCCTGTTTGACTAAAATAAATTCAGGGCACGGGAACTGACAAGTAATCCTTAACAGTTCGTTCGTCGTTTTCGGACACTGTAGTCCGTATCGCTCGCGCAGCTTCTTTGCTGTTTCGATCCTCGCGCGTCCGCTGTGCTCGGGTAAAAACCATTCTTTGTAAATCCTCAGTCCACACTTATATTCCACTCGCACGCTGTCGGGCTTGCCCGGCTTTGTGTGTCTGGCATAGCGCACGTCTTTTACCCGCACCCATTCCCCAGCAATCTGGTGCGACATGATCGCGCCAGCATAAGCAGTGCTCTCGTGTTTGGGCTGTCGAGGCGGAAAGACATGGCCGCAGTCAGGACACGAGAGCGCCGAGGCGTGCAGGATGCTGTGACACTCAGGGCAGGCTTTCGCCGGCGCTTCCCCCCCGCCCTTACCCGGCTTCTTTGGCTCTACCTGATCGATAGGCCCGTGGCGCTCCACGTTACCGCCGTAGTCCAGAAGGAGAGCATTTTTCTTGCCTGAATAGGTGCGCATCAACCGCCCGACTATCTGGACATAGAGTGCGGTCGATGCCGTAGCCCGGAGAAGCACGCCCATATCACATATTTGTGCATTAAAGCCGACGGTCAGAATATCCACATTGACCAAGCATCGGAGACGCCCGGCCTTGAACCGTTCGATACATTCCGCCCGGCTGGCTTTGTCAATGCCTCCATGCACAACTTCCGCGTCTATGCCGTGTCCTTTTATCGATTCGCAGATATGCTCTGCGTGCTCGACTCCGGCGGCAAAAATCAACCATGCTTTGCGGTCTCGCCCGTAGGCCACAATCTCGTCACACGCCGCCTGCGTGATGCTCGACACGTCCATCGCTGCCGCAACGTCCTTGCCGATAAACTCACCGCCGCGTTTTTTCACGCCAGATATATCCGGGAGCTCTGTGCCACGCTTACCGATAACCTCACACAAATGCCCCCGCTCGATCAGGTGCCTTACGCCGATGTCGTAAGTGATACGATCAAAAAGTGCACCATCTCCGTCGTGTAAAAGGCCGGAGTCCAGACGATACGGCGTTGCGGTTAGCCCGATGTAGCGCGTGCGCGGGTTCATCAATCGGAGCACGTCCAACGCCTTTCCGTACATCGTGGCCTGCTTACGCGGGATCAGGTGCGCCTCATCAATGATCACAAGGTCATATGAATCGAACGTGTGCAGCTTATCAAATACCGTTTGAATGCCAGCGAATAGAATGGACGCGCCGGAATCTTTGCGGGCAAGACCGGATGAATAAAAACCCGTCGGAGCTTCGGGCCAGAGCCTGCGAAGCTCTGCCTCGTCTTGCTGCAGCAGCTCCTTTCGGTGCGAAAGAACCAAAACTCGCGTGCCGCCGTAACCCATGACTTCACAGATGAATTGACTCAGTATGATCGACTTGCCGGCGCCGCAAGGAGCCACGATCAACGGGTTCCCTTTGGTATTTGCCCAGTATTTCCAAACGCTATTAATAGCCTCGCGCTGGTAGGCGTGTAACTCAAGCATTATTCGGCAGCCTTTCATCGGCGCGCATTTCGTGGCTGGTGTAGCAGTTACGACCGGCGGTGGATCCGTCGCAGTGATTGTAAAATGATCCACTGTCGTACTCGATCCAGTCATCCCCGGCATCCGTCGCCTGGGTATACGGCACCAGATCAGGGCGCATCAAGTGTCGGTCGCACCCCTCGCGCTGGTCTTTCTCGCTCAGGGTTTTTCCATACTTTGCGCAACTCCACGTGCCATCTCGCTCGGCGGTGCTGTGGACGCACGTGCGACAGTTGACCTCTGCGACTTTCTGGCCGTGGCAAACATTCCACATATCGCAGAATTTGCATTCATACCAGTCTGGGCGATTGCTTACGCGCTCGAGCGGTGACTCGGAGAAAACGACGCGCTCGGCGCGATCCATATATTTTTCAGCAAGCTTCTTGTCGTAGCGCACACGCTCGGCGTAGATTTCATCGTCATTCTTGTTGACGATCAGATAAAGTGCTCGCTTCATGCCAGACATATGCATGCCGACTTGCATCTGCACATAATGCTGAGGCTTATCTTTCTCCGCTCCGTGCTTCTTCGTTGATTTGAAACTTCGGTCGTTGGCGGTCTTTATCTCCAGGACGTGCCAGGCGCTAGATTCAGCGATACCTTGGATGCAGCCATCTATTGAGATCTGGAAATGTCCGCCGAAAGCTGTGAATGTAAATTGTCTCTCTGTCTCGGGATCGATATCGTAAACACTGGCACCTGTAGCGCGCAGATCTTTAACCAGCCTTGGCTCCTGATGGTTACCACTGTCAAACAACCGCAAGATGCGCCCGGGAAATTCCTCGTGGTCTGACCAGCGGAATTGATAAAATAAAAACCTGTCGCAATGGTGGCCAATCTGACTTCCGCCCAGGTGCAGGCGGTGCGCCGGATCGCGGGCATCAACGTATGATTGATAGATAGCCTGCACGGTTGGCGATTCAGTGTGTTGTTTGATATTTCTCATTTTTTTCTGTCCTTTGTGACTAGGGGGCGACCGGAGCCGCCCCCTGAAATTCACATTACTCCCATGGCTTGCGTGCCTTGCGTGCAGGAGCCGCCGGCTTAGAAGCAGTCTCAGCCTTGGGTGTGGATGAGCCGTCCTCCACTGCCGAATACGCCTTAATATCGTTGTTAGCCTCGTATCCCCCGCTTGCCGGCCTGACCGAAACTTTCGCCATCAGCGGGCGATCATGGAGATCTGATGAGTCTTCCGGCTGCATCACCCCGACCGCGCGGCAGATAGCAGACAGCGTGCGCTGTGCGATGTCCACCGCCGTTTGGTTCGGATTTTCCAGGTTTAGCCTTTCAAACAAAACCCGGTTTCCGTGCTCTCCTTCGATCACGTCCAGGCGCAATTGAAGATAGCGCCCGTTGCC